GTCCCCAGTACATGGTCCAAGTGCCCTTGATTCGGGCTGACTTGAGATCGCTGGTAACGATGGTTGGCTCTTCAGCTACAACCTCATCGTATTCATCTGTTTCAGCGAATGCTTGCACGGGCTTCTTAACCATCTAATTCTCCTAATGCATGAAAAGCAACATGGCGGGGGTTTCCCCCCGCCATATTACCATGCTCTTAGCTATGAAGGCTAATCAGCCTGCTGCGCCACCAAGGGTGTTGATGATGACACGGGATTCGTGGGTGATTACACCGAAGCCCCAGATGGCGTACCAAGCAAGTCCATGCTCACGACCGAAGTCGATGACGCCACCATCTCGCAGTTCAACCGGGAGGCTGATTGCGTGACCGAATGCGTTGTCACCGATCATGATTGCGCCGTAGCTGCTGGTACCGGCCATGGTCTGGTTACCAGTGATGCCGGTGTCAATGTCGGTGAAGATGCTACCGGTTGACGTGTTACCAAGAAGACCCTTGGCTACCTGAGTGGTTTCGATGAACACTACGTCGTACAGACGACCGATTTCACCAAGCATGAAGTTGCCGGGAGCGGCGTACTTGGTTACTTCGATGAATTCCGGCCAGTCACGAAGTGAACGTGCCTGTGCTGGGTTGACGAAGCACACGTAGGTGTCACCAAGACGTGGGATGTTCTGTCCAGCCAAGATTTCAACTGCGTCCTTGACGGTTGCAGGTGACATGTAGCCGGGAGCGCCTGAGTTACCAGCGGCGGCGTACTCGTATGGAGCAAGAGAACCACGGGTGGACTTTGCGGTGCGTCCGAAGACAACGCTTGGAGCAACTGCACTACCACCAGCGAATGGAACGCCGGGCTTGTAGAGGGTGTTACGTGCTTGGATGTCCATGGACTGTGCCATGTGACGACCAAGGAGACGAGAAGACGATGCCATCACGTCGTCGAACGAAGCGTTAAGGAGCAACTCTGTAACCGAGATAGCCTTACCTTGTTCCTTGACGGTGATTTGAATCTGGCTGGCAGAGAGTGCTGATGGGTTCATACGAACACCTTCAGTAAGTTCTGCACCATTTGTCTCATCGACACCGAGGTTGGTGTAGCGCATGAAGTTGATGGTCAGACCGGGCATAACGCCAAGTTCTGTCTTCTTTACAGCGAACTGCTCGAAGCGGAGAACAGGCATTGCTTGGAACAAGATTTCCTTGGACCAGATTGTCTGAATTGCAGGTGAGAGGGCGGAGCCACTATCGTAACCAGTTGCAGTTGTTGCACCAGCCGAAGTAATTGCGCCACCTGATGGGGATGGGTCTGCCATTGGGGGTTTCCTTTATAGGGGTTTGGGGGGGTTGGTTAGTAACGACCACGCTGTGGTCGTGCATTTAGGAGCCGTTCCCGCATCTTTGTGTACTGTTCCATTGGCATATTGCGGATGTCCTCCGCAGTCAGTGTTTGATATTCCGTTTGATTTTCCATCGGTCCAACTGGGGGAGCCGTTACCGGCGCACCCCGCAAACGACCTTGCTGTTGCGCAGTCGCTTGTTGTATTGACTCAATAATAGCAGATGACCGTTGACGCAAAGTTAAAATTGATTGTTCAATCTCATCTTCTGTGTTTCCCGATACAAGGTCAATCAACTCTGGGATGATTGCCTCCTGCTCTTGCTGAAGTCGACTTTGACGGTAGTGGTCTAGCGCTTGGAGTTGGCGCTCCTTTTCGAGGAGGGCTTCTTGTGAAGCACGCTGGTGCTCAATCTCTGCAAGGCGTGCCTGCCACTCTTGTTCAACGCTAGAAATGCGCTGGTTGAACTCATCTTCTTGCTTCAAAAGGAGTTCTTTAGCGCTCATTTCTTCAATTTCACGTTGACGAATGAGTTCTTGTTCTTTAGAGGCACGCTCATCAGATTCTTTGCGAGCGGCTTCACGCTCTGCGGAAATGATTTGCATTTGCTCTTCCATGCTCTTAACACGGGAATCAGCCTCTTCAAGACGCTTGTACATCTTGTCCTTTTCCTGCTTACGAATGCTTTCGACGTCATCCTCAGTAAAGGTTTTTGATGTGGTTTTTTTCATAGCCTCATCGACAAATTGCTCAATCTGTGGAGCATCGACGGGTACTGAAATGATGTCCCCTTCGGGACCATTGTTCTTTGCCATAGTAATTACCTACCTTGTTTGTTTGGCTTATGTGAACTGATGTATTAGTTCGTTTTATTCTTCGTCTGGCACACGGCGCTGGGCGAACCTTGCTCCGTAAGCCTTGCTTACCAATTTGTTTGCTAAATCGCCCTCGATTGGGTTAACCCCAACTCCGGGCATTGGTCCTCCATCAGGAGAACCACCTGCTGAAGATACATTAGCACCTCCAGCAGAGACGGGTGCGACGCCACCATCAGGGGTGGGCATCATTCCAGTTGCCAGCATTACTGCCATCTGGATTTGTGCGTTCAACATTTGCAGGGCACCTTGGTCCATGGCATCATCCTGCAATTCCTCAAAGATTTCGTCCATCTTTTCATTCGGGAATTCTTCGCCAAGGATGCGCAAAGCACCACGCTTAGACTCCAAACCAAGAGCCATCTTGGACTGGACCTCATTGAGTTTGATGAGTTGGTCAACTGGGAGTGGCTCCGGCCAGTGAACTTGTGTCTTATAGGTAGTTGGGTCATTTGGGTCCAACTGTGTTAACTGGTCACGTTCAGGCATTGCCGACTTTGATGGGTCGTATACAAGCATCTGCGGTTCAAAAATAGCCGCTGTCTTAATGATGATTTCATTAATTGCTTCAAGACCTTTAGTGAAGTGAACTTTCTTCATGTTGAAACGGTTCATCATTGGCTGGTATTGGATAGCCAAAGCCACACCAGAGGTGTTAGATACAGGTTGGAATTGACCAAGGGCTGTCTCTGGGACACCTGTTAGTTCGTGCATCGTGCGCTTAATGAATTGGATATATTCCAATGCACCAGACATCTCTCCACGTGATTCAAGGTTGAATACGCTGGCGTCCTTGGGAAGACCTGCCCAAACCTTCTTAGGTCCACGCTCCAACTGAGAAGCCTTAGCACCAGTGATGATAGTGACAGGAGCGGCGTGGTAGTTGATGATGTCAGATACTTCGACCATCTTCTCATTGAGTTCACGGTTCAATGGGATGATATCCCAGATATCTGACTGACCCCATGGAGAAGAAGAGATTGAAGTGTTTGGAATGTGGACAATTGGAATTACACCCAAAGCATTTGGGTATTGGTCAATCAATTCATCATTGATGAACTGTTGAATCATGTCCTCTGACAGGATTTCAGTAAAGGTATATACCTGACGTGTTCCTTCTGGTGCTGTTCCCCAGAAACGGTACTTCAACTTAAAGCGAAGGAGACGGTCACGGTCATGGGGATGGTACTCAGGGAAGCAGTGTGCTGGGTTCAAAGGAATAATACGAATACGACCCTCGTGCCACATACCTGTGGAGTCTTGGTACGGCTCTTCATATGCAACTTTGGTGAAGCAATCACCAGTTACAGACGCTAATTGACCCATTTCCCACAGAACGTAATGTTTGTTGTTGTGGTCTTCCCAAACAGTATTTAGTAGTCGGGGAACAATTGCTGAGTTTGCTTCAGGGCAACGAAATTGAATACCCTTACCAAAACAGAAGTTAGTGATGTAGTCCGACATCGTGCGGACGTAGTTCATGTAGAACTGGGATTCACCCATCTCACGACGGTATGACCAGTGGTGTCCAAGATACCAAGCCCATGCGGCGGCATATCTGTTTAGACGAGGACCATGTACTTCAAACTCTTCGTCTGCCAATTCGACAAGACCAAGAGGAGAAATAGCAACAGTAAGGTCGCTAGACGACGCTCTATAAGACGGTGACCAAAAGTCCATCGGCATTTTCCATCACCTCCAATTGTGGTGTGCGTAGTTTACACAAAATTATTTAGTTTGCTTTTTCGCCAAGTTCAACAAACGTCATTTGACCCGCTCCAGCAACAGTCTTCTTACGACCACTGCGTGTGCGAATAACATCAGGTTCTGTTAAGTACCCAAAAGCCACAGCCTCACCAACAGGGGTTCCGCTCTTAGGATACTCATCAATTGATTCTTTAGTTAATTCTATCTTTTGATTAGCCTTAATGCCTTCAGCAACTTCAGGTTTAGTAATGTTCTTTTCAAACTTGTCTCGGTCAATGTTGTACAACGCCCATTGACTGCCTTCCATTGCGGCTTTACGAGCCTCCATAGCACCAGCAGGAGTATCAGGATGGCGCTTAGAAATATCAAGAAAAGCCGCATCACCAATTTCTGGGTCATCAGCAGAACGCCATGTACCTATGTGCATTTCAGGTTGTTTAAAAACTTCTTTACGTTCTGGCGTAACAAAGTTAGTTACATCTTTTTTTGAAAACTTGTCAATAGGAACAGGGACCTCGTGACCGGGGATGGACACCATGGTTCCTGTGGTTGGTTCTTCACCAGTATTTGGGTTGATGGTGTAACCACCTGCTTTAGTGCGGTCAACTACCGTTTCTGGTGATATGGGAAAATCCCAACCAGAAATAAAATGGTCTTTACGGGACATTAGTTAGCGGGCTTTTCAGTTGCTTTCTTAGCCACATCCTTTTGTTTTTGCCACTCTTCGTCAGTTAATGGCTCTGCTTGTGGTGGTGGGAAATATCCGGGCTGTTTCTTGTAATCATCTAATGATGCTTCTCGGCGGAAGACGGGCTTACCTCTAAATGTTGGCACGATTAAGCACCTTTCTTGGCAGGTGCTTTTTTAGCCACAGCCTTTTTGGCAGGTGCCTTTTTCTTAGCAACTTCTGCCTGAACTTCTTCCACAATTTCTGGAAGTTCTTCCGAAGCCTTGGCAAGAAAGGATGCTGTTCCCTTGTCACCTACAAGTGTGCTTGCATAGGCAAGACCTGTGATAACAAGTGGCATGATTGCGGCTTGTGCGCCGGGGTCAATATTTGCCTTAGCAAGGAAAAAAGATATTGCGCCGACAACAGCGCCTTTAAGGGTCTGGTCAGCAACTTGCTGGTTCTTAGATGTAGCCATGGGTGCTCCTAGTAGAAGGGGTACACCAATGATACTATTTTTTACTTACCCGCTCTTGAACAAAGGCTTGGAATGGTGAACCTGTGTAGGGGTCAAACTTACTAGCCACCGTGAGAGCCTTGTTAGCGATTGTTTTAGCCTGCTGAATAGTTGGTTTTTTGGCGCTCATCAGTGCCTGCATTGCCCCAAGGGCATAAGAAGAACCAGTCCCAATGGCATAGATGCCAGCCGTGTCGGATGTCCACGAGTAGTCGCCCTCAACAATATAAATGGTTCCATGAATAACAACCACAATTGTTGAACCTTGCTCTGCTACGTGTTCAGAAGTTTCCCTATCAGGAACAGAGTATCCCTGCTCATCGAAACAGGTTCTAAGGGCAGGTATGAACTGGCGGGTAATAAACTGGTCTAATTTCTTTCCCACAGCCGACAGGGGTGGTTTGGGAGGTATGAAGGCATGGTGGAGGATATTGATGGCTCGAACATCCCCCGCCGCACCTAACAAATAATCACCATTGGTGGCAACTTTGGAGGTACCTGAGCCAAGGGTTGTTATTTGAAAAGCAAACCCAGACTCGTCAATAGCAGATATACGTGAGTCCGTACAAATGATTGCGTATGTATCTCCTTGGATACCAACAATAGTAGTCATTACGCTGTGTATTCCTTACCGTGGTACATTGCCCAACCCTCACGGATGGGAATCATCTCAAGGTTGAATTCAGCATCGCCATCTTTATAGGTGACTACACAGAGACCCTGTTGCCAGTTTTCTGTAATAGTCATAGGGCGACCGTCAAGGTCAATACCACCCTTAGTAGATGGCACAGCACCGTCAACACGGGCTAGGCAACCAGCAGAAGCGGCAAGGATAGTCTTACGACCATCAAAGTCTTCACGTGTTACTTCTGCCCATTCACGACGGTGGATGTGACCGTAAAGCACTGACGTCTTCTCATTAGCCAAGTACATGTGTGCTGTAGAACCATTGCTCTTCACACGAGTACCGTGGATAACTTTCAACTTCTGATTAATCCAGTAATACCCTGCTGGATATCCGGGGACGTACTTAATGTCGAAATCATCAAAACGACAAAGAAAAGGAACCGACAGCACCGGCCAGTTGTCTGGTGTGTCACCACGCCTCAAACCAAAAGAAGCCTTAGCATTGTCCAATGTGTAGTTGACAAGGCGCTCTTCATGGTTACCTGCAAGCCAAACAATCTCAGCATCAGGTGCTACT